AACGGAAGGCGTTGAGCAGATGTTCCGTGAGCAAGCTGCGGCAACGTACCCGACATTGGAAAACGCGTTGAACGCCGGCATCACCCCCGAGCAGTATTTCGCTCCGTACAAGTACGAGATCGAGCGGATGTTGGATCGTCCGAATGTGGATCTGTACGAGGAGTTCGGTGACGTGATTCAGTACATCCCTGATACGGGGACTGCTGAGGCTCGGCCGATGACGTTGAATGAGGTGCGGACGTACGTTCGTGGGTTGGATGAGTGGCAGATGTCGAAGCAGGGGAAGGATTCTGCTGCTGCGTTGGCGTTTGCTATTGGGCAGTCGTTTGGTGAGGTTGCGTGATGGCTACGACGGAGTTTGACCAGTTCATGAGTTTTGACGACTTGAACAGCGGTGCTGGGATGACGCGTCTTGCGTTCTTTGAGCAAGCGTTGCTTCAAATGGGGTATGCCCGGTCAGCGTTGTCAGGCCAGTACGGGACCACGCGAGAGTTTCGAGAAGCCGATCCTCAACGGGTCTTTGAGCTTGCGAAGCAAGCCGGGTTGACGACTGCCACGTCGTTTGACGAGTTCCGAGGCGGCGACGTGATTACGCGTGGCGAAGCGGCAACAGTGCTGGTCCGGTCGACAGGCCAGGAAGTCGGCAGCACTCAGGAAGGTTTGCAGGCAGCAGTCGACCTCGGCTTGTTCCAGTCGGTTGGTGATGGCAGTGCCGAGTTCCTATCCCGGTGGTTTGAAGATGTTGTGGGTCGAGGTGAGGGGGTGTTGCCAACGCCTCCTGAGAACCTTGAAGACGCTATTGGGGCGCTTGAAGATCCTTTGGGGCTGGTAGATGTCCCTGCCGCGTCGGAGCCTGACGGCGGCACAACCGCTGGCGACGACGACATGGCCGACGACGACGCCGCTGACGACGACGAACTAGACGCCGAACAACGCAACGCGCTCGAGATCATCCGAGACAAACTGTCCGAATACGGCCTGTCCGGCCTAGACGAATTCGCAAAGAACGCGTTGCTGCGAGGCGACACCACCGAAGTTGTTCTCATGAACCTGCGAATAACCGAACAGTTCCAAGAACGATTCGCCGGCATGCAGATCCGACGCGACAACGGCATGTCTGCGATCAGCCCAGCCGAATACATCCGGCTCGAGCGGGGCTACCGGCAAGTCATGATGGCCGCAGGCATCCCCGAAGGGTTCTACGACTCGCCCGACGATTTCGCAGCGTTCATCGGCAACGACGTGTCCCAGGCCGAAATGACCGAACGGGTCGCTATGGCTGCCACCGCAGTCCAGTCGATCGACCCGAACCTGAAGACGCAGTTGCAGGATCTGTACGGCATCGGTGTGGAGAACGACGGCGAACTGACCGCCTACTTCCTCGATCCTGAGCGGGGCACGTCGCTGATTGAGCAGCGGTTGCAGATGGAAGCAGCCGGGTTGTCTGCGGCAGCGGTCGGCACGTTGGGTGCCGGGTTTGAGCGGCAAACTGCTGAACGGCTGGCTGACTTGAACGTGCAGCAGCGTGAGATCACGGAACGGTTGAAGGGTCAGCGGGCGGTGACGCAGCAGCTTGTTGGTGAGCAGGAAGCGATGACGACTTCGGAGTTTGCTGCTGCCGAGTTCGGGTTGGATTCTGAAGCGACCGCGGACCTTGCACGGTTGCGGCGTCAGCGTCAGGAGCGGGGCCGGCGTCAGATGGGTGCGTTGGTGACTGGTGCTGGCGCGTCTGGTTTGGGTAGGGCTACTTGACCTGAATAGAACAAGGCGACTATTGTTTTTTACGGATCGGCCCTCATGCGAGGCGAGCTGTTCCGCAAATTCATCCGGCCGCATTCCACCGTTGCGGGCGCGTATCTGAAGGTGAGTGACATATGGCAGAAGAAACGCCTCCCGAGGCTGAAGACTCTGTTAGCCAAGAATCGAAGCCAAATTGGCGACGTAACCTCGAGGACCGGGCGAAGGCCGGCGATGAGGCGGTTGCCGAGTTGGCGCAGTTGCGACGTGAGTTGTCGTTCCGTGACGCAGGTGTTGATCCCGCTTCCAAGCAGGGCCAGTACTTCATGCGGGGCTACGACGGCGAGATGACTGTGGATGCCATTCGTGCTGAAGCTGCTGAACTTGGGATGGCCGGGGGGAGTAATTCCCCGGCGATGCAGGAACCCCCTGTTGATTATGGGGCTGAGCAGCGGATTGCGATGGCAGCCGACGATGCTGGGCCTGTGTCCCCACCTGAGTGGCCGAGTCTGGTGAAACAGACGGGCAATCAGGCAGAGCTTACGGCTCTGATTGAATCTCACGGTGGCACGATCAACGCAGCAGTCTGACATAGCCGAGGTGGGCTCGATGGGAAGGAATCCCAGTGAGTTACACTCAGACTTCATCGGTGTCTTCGGACACCACCGCATTTGAGCAGTTTGCGTACTTCGCGCTGCGTTCGCAGCCGATGTTCGAGATGGTTGCCGATGTGAAGACCACGAACCAGTCGCACCCCGGTGCTTCGGTTCAGTTCAACATCTACAACGATCTGGCGCAGGCCACTTCGGCGCTGACCGAAACGTCGGACGTGTCCGCTGTTGCTCTCAGCGACTCGACCGTCACGGCGACCCTGGTCGAGTACGGCAACGCCGTCATCACGACCGCCAAGCTCCGTGGTACCTCGTTCCTGAACGTGGATGCTGACGCCGCCAACATCATTGGCTACAACATGGCGAACAGCATCGACAACATCGTTCATGACGTGCTGGTGGGCGGCACCAACGTGCTGTACGGCGGCGACGCCACCTCCACCGCCACCCTGGACGCGACCGACAACCTCGACGCCGGGGATGTCCGTCAGGCCGTGGCTGCGATGCGTGGCGATTCAGCGATGCCTCACGACGGCGGCGTCTACATCGGGTTCATTCACCCCGACGTGTCGTTCGACCTGCGCGAGGACACTGCTGTGACCGACATCATCCAGTACCAGATCCGTCAGGATGGTTCTGCGGTGCGTACGGGCAGCATCGGCACCTTCTCCGGTGTCGACTTCATCGAGACGCCCCGTCTGGACATCACCGCTGACGGCGGTGCTTCGGCCGTGGACGCCTACAACACGATGATCTGCGGCAAGCAGGCGCTCGCCAAGGCGCACTCGCGTGCGGCCGGCTTCGGTTCGGACCCGGGCGTCGTGTTCGGCCCGGTCACCGACACCCTGCGTCGTTTCCAGCCGGTCGGCTGGTACCACCTCGTCGGGTACGCCCGGTTCCGTGAGGCTTCGCTCCAGCGGATCGAGACCTCTTCGAGCATCGGTGCCAACACCTGATAGGTGTGGTGTAGTGTGAAGGGGGGTCGGGAGCCGGTCCCGGCCCCTCTCTCACATGGAGTTCGCAATGCCGATGGTCAAGGGCAAGAAGTATCCCTACACCAAGGCTGGGAAAGCTGCGGCGCGCAAAGCCGCGAAGAAGAAGGGTAGGCGCTGATGGCTAGCGGTCTTTACGGGATCACGTTCCTGAACGCTCTCAACAACAGTCTCGCGGTTGATCTGGACGACACGACTGCTGACCGGTTCAAGGTGATGCTGGTCACGTCGACATACACCCCTGATTTTGGGACGCACGATTTCAAGGCTGACGTGACGAACGAGGTGTCTGGCACTGGCTACACGGCTGGTGGCGAGTCGTTGACTTCGGTGACGTTGACGCAGTCGGCCGGCACCATCACTTGGGATGCTGCCGATGTGACGTGGGCGTCGTCCACGATTACGGCTCGAGGAGCGGTGATTTACGACGATTCGCTTACGTCGGATCCGTTGATTTGTTACATCGATTTCGGGTCGGATCAGTCTTCGTCGTCTGGCGACTTTGTGTTGTCGTTCAATGCGTCGGGGATCTTCACTCTTGATTTGACTCCGTGAGGTTGAGCCGTGGCGACTAATTTCCCTACGTCTGAGGATGATGCGGCGACGGTTGGTGGCGATGGTTTGCCAGGGCCGACTACTGCGTTGTCGGATTCTGTTTCGGGTCATCCGTCTCATTCGGATTTGCATGAGAACGTGGGTGATGCGGTTCAGGCGATCGAGGCGAAGTTGGGGACGGGTTCTGGTGGGGCTGTTTCGAATTCGTTGTTGGCGGGGACTGGGTCTGGCACGTCGGGGTGGTCTACGTCTCCGACTGTGACTGATTTGACTGTCACTGGTTTGTTGACTCATGGTGGTCATGAGTTGGTGGTGTTTACGTCGTCGGGGACGTTTTCGAAGGCGTCGTATCCGTGGGCGCAGTCGGTGCGTGTGCGTGTTGTGGGCGGCGGTGGCGGTTCGGGTTCGGCTGATGCGACGAGTGCGACGCAGGCGGCAGTTGGCGGTTCTGGCGGGAGCGGCGGGTATTCCGAGAGTGTTCTGGCAGTGTCGGCATTGGCGGCGTCGGAGACGGTGACGGTCGGTGCGGGTGGTGCTGCCGGGTCGGCAGGTGACGGCGGTGACGGGACGGCGTCGTCGTTTGGGACTCATGTGGTTGCGAACGGCGGCAATGGCGGTGGGCAAGGGGCTGCTGCCGTTGCACCGGGACGTTCGGGTAGTTCTGGTCTGGGCGGCTCTACGTCGGGTGCTGCTGGCAGCATTCAGATCAGAGGGACGGGCGGCGAACAAACGTCCATTGCGTCGGTTGGCCGGGTGTCTTCGACTGTCGGTGGGGCTTCAGTGTTGGGAAGCGCGGATCGTCGCCGGTCAACGACAACGACTTCTGGTGCTCTGGCGGGCAACGACTACGGTGGCGGTGCGGCTGGTGCAGGACTCTCGTCCTCGCAGTCTGCTGCGGATGGTGCGGCGGGCGCTGCTGGCGTTGTGATTGTTGAAGTGTTCGGATGATGCCGAGGATGCCTCGACACGCAGAGTTGTAGAAGCGGGGGCCGGTCATGGCTATCGGTAGCTTTCTGACTCGTCGGAATACGACTGGCACGGAGACGATCGCAAACGACTTCGCGACTCCTGTCACGGCGACGTACAACTCGTGGGTTGATTCCAACGCGCTTGGCGGCGGCATCACCTACTCCAGCGGCACGTTCACGGTCGGTTCGGCGGGCAAGTATCTGATCGGATACAGCGAGCAGGTCGGTACTACCGACACCACGAACAACGACCGCAATCAGGTGTTGACGTGGATTCAGGTGAACGGCGTCGATGCGCCGTACTACGGTTGGGATGTCGGGTTCATCCGTAAGTCGGGCGGTTCGCAGGAGTGTATTAACTCGGGTGTGGCGATCCTTGAACTGGCGCTGGACGACACGTTTGAGATTGTGATTCAACGGTCTGACGACGCGACGGGTGGTACGACGGCCCGTATCGCTGATCGTTCTGGCATGTATGCCGTGTCGCTCGATACTGCTTTGGGTTACGGCCGTTATCGGGGCACTTTGACGCCACCGACGAGCACCGACAACGGTTCGGTGACGTTGGATTTGACGACGACGGACGAGGAGGATTCGCCGTTTACTCGCAGCGGCGATTTGGTGGACATCGCCACAACCAACCCCGTCCTGTATGCCTATTCGGTTCGCTCAGCGAATCACTCCGACACGCAGCGAAGCGAGTATCAGACCAGGGTGAACCTGGCTGGGTCTACGGTCAACGGGTCGCACGACCAGTGCTACGCCCGTGGCTCGCAGAACACGGACTGTTGCGGTCTGTCGGTCGGCGGTCTGATCTATCCGACCTCGGGGGACGACCTCAGCGTCGAGTTGGTGACCCGTGATGACGGCGACGTGACAGCAGACTTTGACTTGAATCTGCAACTGGTCGAGTTGCCTGCTGCGACCAAGGCGATCATCGTTGAGGCCACCACGGGCGATTTCAACACGGCTTCGACCGACTTCTCGTTTGACACGAACCCCGAGATCGACACCGACGTGTTCACCCACAGTACGGGCACTTCGATCATCGAGGTTGACGAGGCTGACGACTATCTGGTGTTCGCTTCGCTGGCCGTAACGAGCTACGAAGCGGTCGCCCGTGCAGACCCTGCGATCAGCTTCCGTGTCAACAACACC